GAAACAAAGCGATCAGATCCAAAGTGAAGACATCTATTAAGAAGGTAGACGCTGCTATTATTGCCGGTGACAAGGCTGCTGCCCAGGCATCTTTAATCAGCGCTATCACAGAGATCGACAAGGCTACTACTAAAGGCGTTTATCATAAGAACAACGCTTCCAGAAAAGTATCCAGAATCTCTAAAGCTGTTAACGCAATGGCTTAAATTATAGAATAGTACGTGATCCCATTCAGACTAACCCGCTGAGTGGGATTTTTTGTTGTGGTTTATTTTTTTTGATTCTATTTAATTGAGGAATTAAAATAGGCGGGGCTGTTTTAGATATCTGCTCCCCCTGCTCACTTGACAGGGGGAGTGATTCCAAATCAGACTCCCGCCTTTTATATATAGTGTTAATAAAATTTATTTTTTATTATCTATATTATCTTTTATTGTTATACTCATTTTTTATATAACCGTATCCATGAAATATAAATTATTATTTGAATTATCTTTTGAATTATTTATATGCGAGAGTACATCTGAGTATCTCGGTAATTCATGATTCAATTTTTAATGCACCTTTGTCATCAGTACTTAAGGAAATGGTTCCTTCCAGCATACTACCGTCTTCTGTGGCCCGATATAGCTCATCTTTCCAGATGACCCACTGATCTTTTGCCATGGAGCCGTCACTGGTCAGATAGTACCATTTTCCATCGGAACCGGTTTTCCAGGTGTCTTTTACCATATAGCCTGCGTCATCAAACCAGTACCATTTTTCACCGTCTTTGTACCAGTCGTTTCTTACAGGGTTGCCTGTATCTCCCAGATAGAATTTCCATCCGTTTTCCTCTTCTACCCAGCCTGACTTTATTTCAGCTGCTGCTACCAGACTGTTTTTAAAGTCCTGCCAGGTATGTTTGGTGTGGTTATATACATAAGGATTGGGGCAGATTTTTCCGGTGACGTCGTAGTGGCGAATGACATGATCTTCCTGGACTCCGTATTTTTCCATCAGCATTTTAGTAAGCTTCTCTGCTTCTCTTACCGTTGCATCTTCAAAATACCAATCCCGGCTGGTATCGGACTGGACGCCTTTGTTTCTGACACACAGCTCGATTCCCAGGCTATTGCTGTTACGGCATTCCGGGTGTTTGTAGGTTTTGGCACCGCAATGCCAAGCAATGTTTTTGTCTTCTACGGACTGCCAGATTTCACCGCTAAAGCCTACAAAATAGTGGGCGCTGGCTCCAATATATTGTGAGGCATAGTATTTACAGTTGGCTTCTGCTCCGCCAAGGGCTCCTACATAATGGATTACGATATATTTAATACGGCTGATTTCACCGTTTGAATAGTTATATGGTGTTAATAATTGATGGATTTCCATATTAGATTCCTTCCCTTCTGCCTGAAAAACCCATATCATCCGGGTCAAAGGATTCCCGGAAACGTTTGATTTCTGTGTAATCGGCATCCTCCAGGTTTTCCTGGATTCCTATGAGCTCCAGACGCGACATATCTTTCGTTGCTTCGCTTTTTACCATACCCTTCACCTTGTCCTTTCTATATCTATTACATTTTATGATATGAAAGGGCAAGGTAGAATGTCCCGGGTGGGGATTGGTGGGTGGGCTGGCTAGAGTGATGGTAATAGCGATGTTATTTTGATGGTTCTGATTTCTGGTTTAGGATATCGATAGCCTTGGATAATACGGCTGGGAGCGGCAGGCCCATTAGGCCTGCATTTTCCACGATGGATATTAATTCGTTTGCCATAAAGCCAATGACTACGGTATCTCTTATGTAGTTTGTCCCGATGGATAGGTCGAGACGATGGGCGATCAGGACAAAGAGCAGAGTCATGCTTTTTCTGCAAAGCCCCTTCCAGCCAGCTCTCGATTCCAATGCGCCGGTTTCTGTTTTACTGCTGTTTTTAAATATTCCGGCAACTGCTAAACCGGAGAAAAAATCGATGCCCATGAAAAGGATTAGTGTTGCAATACCTGTGTCCCACCCTCCGAATAGTGATGCTATGATGCTGCCTGTTAGGCCTGTTGTTGTGCATATTACTTGTTTCATACGTTTTATCCTTGCCCTTCTTATGATATACATGTAAATAAGATCATACCTTTAAATTTATTTTATCTAAGAAAATCCTAACTAAACACCGTTTTGTAATTTAATATGTACACATTTGTAAATACCTTTTTTGAGTTGTAGAATTCAGCATACTTTAAACCTCCCATTTATGAATTGATTTATAATATTTACAACCTTCGTAATGCAATATAATCTAATATCTTCCAGAAGATCACATAGTAGAATACTGTGATTGAAATATCGTTCAGAGTAAACCAACTGATTCTTTGAATAATTTTTAATATCTGCATGAATTGTTACTTTCATTATTTTTTCTCCAATATGTACCTCTTTAAGTTTCATAATATTTATTTATCTAAGCAGTAGTAAATCTTATACGTACTTAAAATATAATTATTTTAGATGAACATTAACTAAATTGTAGTAATTCCCGTCTGTTTATTTCTTACACTCAACCACTGTACTCCAGAGGTTGAGTGTAGTTTTCACCCTGCTTATGACCAAACCTACTATCGTAAAACCTTTGATACTAAAAAGATTTTACTCATTTACTACCTCCTGATCAACGTCTAGCATCATAGATAAATACTCAACTCTAGTTAATAAGTCTTTAATCTGTTGTTCTGCTGTTGGCTTACATTTAATAAGTATTTCGTTTCCATCTATTCCTACTCTAAAAAAATTATCATCATGATACTTATCTCCAACTCTACAAGAATATTGTAAACAGTCAACTGCGAAAGCATCATTACCATAAGCGGCTTTTGCCAGTTTATTAGCAACTTCAAAATTATCGCAAACAATAATATTTCTTACTTCACTTGATTTAATTTGTGCAAAAATCTGATGTACAATCATTAAAAAAACCTCCTTAATACCCCCATCTTATAATACAAACTCCAGATCCACCTGCATAACCAAATCCTGCATTATCCGCAGAATATGAGAAGCCTCCGCCTCCACCTCCACCTGTTGCCCAAGTTCCCGGAGAACCAGATGCCCCCATAGCATCTGATCCGTTTCCACCACCGCCTGATCCACCATATCCTCTATTAGTGTTATAATTCTGTGCATTTCCACCACCACCGCCACCACCTGCATACAGTGTATTCCATGATTCTCCAAACGCTTTTGTTGTTGTACCTTGCCCAGAAGCCCCATATCTACTTTCGCCATCAGATCCACCATTTTCAGCGTTTACTCCAGCTGTCCTATGACCATAAGCACCTCTTCCGCCTGCACTTCCGCCTGCTCCTCCGTACCCATATCCATAGCTACGCCCTCCTAAACCACCGTTTGCATATGCTATCGTAGTGCCACCATTAGTAACATAAGTGTCACCACCACGATTACCTTCACTAGCAAATTCTACTTGAGCACCTCCTGCACCAACAACAACAGAAAGTTGAAGACCTGGATTAACAGAATATCCCCTAATAGTGGCTGTTTTTCCACCACCACCACCACCACCTGCATAATACCCAATGTTCCTATAACCTCCGCTTCCACTTCCACCACCACCTACGCAAAATATATCAATACTATACACATTTGCTGGCACAGTAAAAATGCCCGATGAGGTGATTACTTCTTGCCCTTGTGCAAAAGTTGCAGCTTTAGCATTAAAAGTAGTTCCCCACAAATCTCCTGCTGAACAAGTAGTATAAGTAGTAGCGCTAAAGTAATAAGTGGTACCAGATGCTGGCACAGAAACTATGGCTTGTGACCACCCGCCTGGTGTAATATTATTACCATATCCAGTATAGATTCTTGTTCCACTTGTGCCTGGATAACCATTTGTTGAATAATTTATAAACACACCGCTAAAAGGCTTTCCTTCGGCCGCATACGGATTTTGCCACTGTAATAAAACTTGGTTTGTACTGTATGCGGCCACATTAAAATTTAAAATACTATTTACAGTCATAGTACCGTTAATTCTAAATCCATTCACCCAAGCCGACTGCCCACTTAAAATATGCGCCGCCGTCGCATTCCCAGGTGTTTGACTCGCCAATCCATTCGCCTCAACTTTTCCTCCCCCATTATGAAAACCAGAAGGAATCGTATAACCTTCCCCAGCGTTAAGCTTTACAGAAACAGCCCCTTGATTCGCCATAGAACCAGTTCTCTTTTTCTTAGGATCTGTATTATAATACGTCTTACCAGAGAGCACCTGACCATCGCTGGCATCTCCAGTCAATTCTAAAGTACCCTGAGCCGGTTCATCATCTGAGTCTGAAGTAACTGCACTATAACCTTTTAAAACTTCTGACTTTGAGGCTGTGCATTCATCGCTCCCACTTCCAGCACCTGAACCACCGCCAGGAATCCACAATTTACCCATTTATCTAAACTCCTTTCAACAACAAGGGAATATCCACAACAGGCTTTTTATATGCCTGAAAAACAACTTCTCCGTTCCGTACCTCACCATGATATATGAATCCAAAAGCTTTATTGTAAGCTTTCACTTTCTCTATCGTCTCTGTACCTTTAAGAGCTTTCCCCAGTTCTGGTTCCTCTTCAGCTTTTATTCCGGCAACTATCACAGTTTGTGAATACGGTCCGTCACCACTCCAGCTATCAGCTTTAAGCAGCAGCTCCCTTTTATTCTTTAATTTTTCATTTTGAGATTTGTTATACAATGTATTATTGAATAACTGCTCAATCTCAACAGCCAATTCCTGACCATCCGCCAACGTTTCCCTATCCCATTTTCTTACTTCGGAAGAAAACTCCGGAGGGTTTTTCATCTCACAAAATGCCATAATCATACCTCCTTAAAAAATCTCATCCATATCATAAATCTGTGGGATATCCGCATCTTTACCTTTTCTTAAAAACGTACGGTACGCAACCAGGTCTCCGTCTTCGTCAAATAATCCCATCTCAGATATTTCTTCTCCGGTTAATTCGCCTGCTTCTAAGGTTGCAGTATATCGGCAGCTTGTATTTTCTGTGTTTACATAGACATGTGATTCAATCTCCTTTTTCAGCAATTCATTATAAAGAGCAATTTCATTGCCTGTGTTTTTTTTAGGGATTCCATTTTCGTCTACACCACCATTTCCCCATGCAATATGAGTAATCTTAGAAAGCTGCTGGTCTCCGGCATGTGCCTTGCATAACTTTTTTCTAGCTATTACGGTCATTACACCGCTTGAATTATCTGCCATAATCTTTCTCCCTTTCTTTTATCTATTATCTATTTATAAAAATCATAAAATTGATAGCCCGCCATTTAACGTTCTGTCTTTGTCAAGCTCCCATTGTCCTGATAACAAATTACATGTGGTAACTCTTACATCCCCCACTTTTGGCCCTACACAAGCACTTGATTTAAATGTAAGACTATTTTTTTCATTAGTTTCTAAATGAATTTGGTTTAGCAATCTTGTTTTTTCCCTGTTTTTTATAGAAACTATCACCGGGTATGAGCTACGGACGTTTTCTTTTAAGCGTACATTTTTATTAATATGTAATTTATAGTTCTGTTTCACAGGATAAAAATCTAACTTCTCATCACTGTCATAACCGCTCAATTTTTTCCCTGAAAGATTCCAAATGCCATCTAATTTAAGTATTGGAGCATTAAGCCTCGGATAGAATCTTCCCCTGAATCGCACTGCATTTTCAAGGCCTACATCACAATAGCTTTTGGATCCAATGATAAATGCAACATGCTCCAACCAGGAACGGGCATTCTTGTAGAGTTCAATCTGCCTTTTTACTTCGACTCCGTAACCTAAGGGAATCTCGTGCTCCCCTACCTGGACCTCTGCTTTAAAGAAATATGGCTTACCACCATATTCATACCACTCACGAATTTCTCCCCCCTCCAGCACGGTACCTAAAAATTCCCTGAGTACTTCCGGAGTTCCTGCATGCATATACCAGGCGGTTGTTTGTGTGAGTAATTGTTCCTTTAGCTTTCTTGGCATGGTCTGATCATAATATTGAGTATTTAATTCCAAAGCCATAAGATCCAGAACTGGTTCCGGTACTTTGCTTAACTCCCCATACATGTGGCATGCACTTGAGAAGTCCTTTAGACGCTTCATGGCCTGGCTAACCGCATAACTGAGAGCTTGGGTTTCAGGAGAAATAAGGTTATATGGCATAATATCTGTTATTTCGCCATGATAAAAATCAATCATCCTTTCGTCCTCCGTAAACCAGATTGATTTTGCCTGGTATAGCCATTGAGGAATCTGGTATTTCCGTGAATACAGGCTTTATCACTTCGGCCATTTTTATCCCGGTTCCCATTACCTCGTAAATTAATTGAGAAGGATTAATATCTCTGCCTACCTTCTTCTGCCACAAGATATAATTATTGCATGCGGTCTGTATTGCAGCCTTAATGGTTTCTTCCTTATCCCTGTCTTCATTTCTGATATAATAATGAAGCTCAATATCGTACTCCACCGTTTGAGGCCTTTTTACAACAACATGATCCGTCAAGGGCCTTATGCTGCTGTTCCTTAAATAATCTTCTAGTTCATCTAAGAATCCCTCATCGGGGACAGAGCCATCAACCATTGTTATGTAAATATCTACCTCTCCTGGCGATTCCGATGTGATTCGGCATTCCCCAATAGAAGGGCTGAAAGTTTTTACCCAATATTCATATGCCTTTTGAGGGCCTGCAGTAGAATAACTGATCGGGGCAAGATAAATTCTTTCTGCCAATTCTTCATCACTTTCCCGGTCAGTACCACCGCTTGTCTGAGTGATATTTGAAACACCAAGCGTATAGGGAAGAAGATCTGTGAGTGTCCTGATTTCTCCTGGCATATAGCCATTTCCCATCATTCCATTTACCTGGCATTTTGCCGGAATATCTACATAAAGCTTTCCTTGAGGAATTTCTCCAGCGCTTGTAGTCTCAAAATACAATTCAGGACCTTTTACTCTGGTTCCCTTGGGAATTATAGTCTTTCTGTCAAGAGGTGCTGATAAGGTAAAACGTATTACAGTTCTAGCTGGAGCTGCTTCATTTCTTTTCACTTTTTTAAACGCAGCTAAATTATCCAGAAATTCTCCCGTACTGTATTTTAACAATCCCATTTTTCCAGCCCTGTCTTCATACTGATATCCCTGATAAATTGCTGCGGCACAAGAATAAAGAATGAGTCTGTATGGATCTGCCATTGCCAGAGAGTGCTCTTTTCCTGTCAGTTCTTTGTACTTTTTCTCATAATCTTCAATCATTTTTGTCTGCAAATCAATAAAGCTGGTATTTTCTATAAAGCTAACTTCCGGGTAATCTGAGAACCTGTTTTTCAAGCTTTCCACTAAATTACCTCCTTTCTTTTGAAATAAATGTGTGGACTCATACCACCTTCTATCTTCTCAAATGAGATATCATCTATGAAAACTCTTGGCTCGTAACGCTCGACTTTTCTACTTGCCTCGAGATAAAATAAGCTTTCAGCTACTTCTGGCTGCTCGTCAAGGCATTCCCAGGAAATTCCAAACTCTCTGTCAATAGGCTGTGTACCTGCTCTCGTATTAAACAAAGTAGTTAAATTTCTCTTTAATTCCTCAGCTGTTTTTTCGTCTGTATCCTTTACAGACAGCTGGTATCGATCCATTGTTATCACCTCATAAATATTCCTGCAACGATAAAGATACATTGGCCCGATATAATTCTCCACCTCTTAAAATCACGTCCCAGGCCTGGGAGCATTTTGTAATCACCCATTTGTTTTTCCCTACCATTTTCCTGCCTATCACCAGTTCATTGGCTTGTCCAGATTCTGTCATACGTTCCAGTATCTCCAGCAGCTGCCTTGGCCTTACACCCAAAGAGGCATCTAGAGTAATATCCAGTGAAATCGTCTGAAGATTAGGGCCACTAAATTCGGAAATGGGCTTTTGGCCGATTCGTTCCATTGTATTCCAGGAGGCCGAAACTTCTCTTTTCAAATTATTAAAGGTGAAAACTTTATTGTCATTTACACGAAATCTTAAACTGCCTAAAAGACCTATCATTCACTCAGCCTCCGTTCCAATGCTTCTAACCTTTTTTTCATATCCAACAAATCGGAAAGAGAGATGGTATCTGTCTTACTTTCAAATGTAATCTGGGGAGAATGTATGATATAGTTTTCGCCTTTCAACATCTCATAAACCTCATTTCCCAAATCCTTTTTGTAGTCTATCTGTTCTGGAGGTCTGTCTGTCTCATTCCAGAAACCACCCAGTATAATACCTGAACTTGTATCATTTGGCATATGGAGCACAACTACCTGATCGTTCACCTTTGGAAGTTTATATTCCTTATGAAAACCAAATAAGGAAAGCTCTGACGTCGTGCTGTCTCTGTCAGGATAATATACTCTGGCCATACCATTGATTGGATTAACAGAAGAAATTCTTCCGATTCTTATTACATCATTCAAACATATCCTCCTTTCATGGCAACTGCAGAATAAGTCCCGGATAGATCCAGTATCCATGGTTGGAATCCGTTCTTCCCCGTCTCTTAGCTTCTGATTCTATGACCTGTGTGTTCAATTCATAGATTTCTTTACACCTGGTTCCGCTGCCATAAAATTGTTTCGCGATATTCCACAGACTGTCACCTTTTTGAACGGTATATTGACTGCCGTTCTTGATGGGATCATCTGTCTTTAATTCATTGTCCTTCTTATCATTATTCTGTGATATACAGCTTAGACTGACCTGCATATCGTAGGATTTTCCTGATAAGCTATGTGAGATTTTTTCTATAAAGTAGATTCCATCCAGATTTCCAAATCCTGACAGCTCCACATTTGCTGTAGCAAATAAAGACATCTTGGGAGGAAGAGTCAGTTTCATGCTTCGTTCCTTCCGGTTTGCATTTCTTAACGCACTTTCTCCAATTCTCCTGGCATCTGCTTCATTATCTGCTTTCTGATTTGTTTTATAAAGACGTTCTTCTGTTCCAATCATCACATCAATGGATTTGTTGTTGCCAGGGTTTGTATAGCTTACCTTTACTCCTGTATAGACCCCTTGCATGGTACTGTTATAGTTCCATTTGGAAACCATCTCTGGCTTAATTACCATGATTGGTGGTTTTTCAAAGTACTGCTTCAAGTCCCAAATCACCAGTTTATTGGCATATACCTTTATTCCCAAACCGTATTTTTCACAGATGCTCTTTAGAAAGTCACTATCTGCCTGTTTATCCTGTTCTATTTTTGGAACTTGTATCTCCTCACTTGATTCATATACAAGTTCCAAACCATATTTACCCGCAATTTCTCCAGCAATCAATCTTATAGTTGCAGATTCCCAGGTTTTTGTATTTTCAGTTTCTTTAAAACATGAATTAACAGGAGCTGAAACACCATTGATAGTACATATAAAAGGAGGGGAAGAAAATGAAAAGTCATCTACCAGAAATGTCCCACAAGGGACAGTCATTTTTTCTCCCTCCTCATTCCAGTTTTCAAGAATGATAGAAGGGGTTATTACATCTCCTTTTTCTGGTGACCACGTCCTGCTCCATTTTAAATCCCGGTCACTTAATGTTATGGAAATGGTGTCTGATTGGTCCAATGAATCTTCATAAGAAAAACTCTGTATGTATTCCGAAAGATCCTTCCAAATATCAACTCCATTGTAAATTAAACTTAAGTATTTGTTTCTTACTTTTCCCAAGGAATAGTTCCTCCCCTCTTACTTTATTTTCTCCATTCCGGTATTCCTTTTACTTCTTTTTGGGGAACTTCAGGAGTTAGCACTTGAATGCCTGCCGGAAATATGAAATAATCCAGCAAAGCAAAGTTATGTTTCATTAGATGATCCAGGTGTATTTCTGAACCGTAGACTTTTTTAGCAATCAAGTCCCAGGTATCTCCCTGAACCGTTTTATATACATTTTCCATACGCCCTCCTAAAATGACACCCGGTACTGCTCATGCTTAAACTGCAATGCCCATTCTTTAAACTGTTCATATGTCATTTGCATTGCTCCACTCATCTCTTCTTGGGACGCCTTTTTACCATTTACATAGACGGTTGGACTAAATACAGGGGCAAAAGAGGAGCTGTTTTCATTTAATACTTGGGAGCCAGCTGAGACCATAGAATCATAAATTTTACCATAGTTATTTTCCTCATAAGCACCAATTAGCTGACCTGCCTGTTTCCATAGAGAGGCAGAACGCTTTGAATTGTTGATTGGAATCGCCATCTCTGGCCCCTCTTCTGCAAACCAGGACAGAGTGGGCTTACTGATCAAACCACCCTTGGCATACTGGGGAATATTCCTTAATGCATAATTTTTAGGTATTATCTTATTTGGCGTTTCAGGAAGTATATCCGGAAGTAATTTAGGAGTAAATAAAGAATTTAAAGTAAAATTAGCATTAACCGTTCCTTTCACAGGTATGTTTTGGAATTTATCATTTATCTCAGTTTCAGCCACATCACGAAGTCTTCCAATTGCATCTGTTATAACAGGTCCATTGTTGTCTACGTATGTTGCAATTTGCTCTGGCACGTAAGCTCCTTTTGATTTTGCTTCTCCTATTGCTGAAGCATATTCAGGATTAGACTTTGCATATATTCCCATCATTTGATAGATAGCGTTCTGATCTCCAGCAACTGCACCTATAAAGCTGGCATCTGAATATTGCTTTGCTATTGAATCTGGTACTACATCACCATTTTTCAAATATTCTTCTACAATTGATTGAAGCTGCTTATAGTCAGATTCTATGGTTTTCCATTGAGCAGTTATATTTTCCCGGGCAACTCTATTTATCTGTTGAAACCCCATATCATTCCACAGTGTCTCGGGATTAAGTGCAACAATATCCCCTGAAGCAGCACTCGTCATTGCTTTATCCATACCCTGCTGAATCCTTGGAATTGCCATAGCAATTTCTTCCTGATATTCATCAGCAATTGTATTAGTCGAAAAAGAGACAAGCTTTGCCTGCTGTGCTAGATCCTGATCCTGCTTTGCCTTAAATACCTGTTGAGTTCTGTTTTGGTATTCTGATTTATCAATTTCTCCACGGTTAAACTGTATCTTGATAGCAGCCAAATCCCAATCCATTGATTCTATTCTTAAATTGTTTTCTGCATCCAGCTCTTCTTTTATTTGTGCCTGTAGATTTTGGAAGGTTTCTGAATCTAACTTTTTTCCAGAATACTGCATACGTATTCTTTCTAACTTTGCTTCTGTTTTTGCATTTGCTACCTCATTGGTTAGCGTCCGCATCTGGTCAAGAAGCCCCTCCATATCTTTCATTTTTTGGGGATCAACAACACCATTTACTATAGCTTCGCTGTAAGTATCTCCTACTTGTTTTCCAAGGCTTTTTAACTCTTGGCTAATAGAATGATAAGTAGCATTAAATCCATTAACTAGCTCATTTCCTATCTCACTGTCATTGCCAAATAATGCTTTTGTACTGATATTTGTTGTGTACTGAGCCTGTTCAACAATATCGAGTGAATCCTTTATCATCTTATCAATGGATGATTTATATGAATCGATATCTACCTCTGTAAGTTCTAGACCAATGCTTACCTTCCAGTTTATCATTTCAGCATTATCAGCCGAATTATTAAAATTCCTGGTTAACTCTTTAACTTTTTCTATCTCACTCGCTGCTAGTGTCAGACCTTTTAAATTTCCATTATCCAGAATCATCTTCGCTGTCTGATCCAGCTCTTCTATGGATAATTTGATGTCACCAAACCTTTGAGCCAAATCTTCTTTCCGAATCTTTTCATTGTGCTCTTTTATAGCAACCCCAATGCCCACTACTGTTCCAATCGCCAAAGCCCCCAACGCTACTGGCCAGGCCTTTATTAGCAGTGAAAAATTCTCCACCAAAGCCACACCAGCACTAATTCCTTTCAGTGCTCCAAACGCAGTGGCAATTCCTGCGATTCCACCAATCAGTACATCGCTGTGGTTCATGAACCATTCACCTGTATTGATTACAGGTCCAAACGCTTCTTTCATGCCGCCAGCAAATTCCTGTACTTTTCTTCGTATCGTAGGCAGATTTTCCTCAATTGTTTCTCCAAACCCATTCAACCATTCTGTTCCGCTTTGAACAAGCTCCCTTAGTTCCCCAGAAATCCCTTGAAAAATCCCAAGCTTAATTCCATCTAACGATCCCTGAAAAAGAGAAATATCTCCTTGCAGATTGTCCAGACGAATGTCAGAAAGCCTCTCTGCTGCACCAGCACTATGTTCCATTGCTTCCTTTAGATTCATAAATTCCTGGTCAGATCCATTTATAATAGCAAGAAATCCATTCATGCCTTCTTTTCCAGCAATACCGGCAGCATATTCTTCCTTTTGTGCCTCCGATAGACCAGAGAAACTTTTTCTTAACTCATCAAGCATTTTACTAAATGGTTTTACTTTACCCGAGCTGTCCTTTAATGAAACAGAGAGTTTATTCATGTATTGCTGTGTATTTTTTGAAGGTTCTGTAAGATTAGCAAACATAGCCTTCATCGCCACTCCGGCCTCTTCTCCCTGAATCCCAGCATTGGCCATAAGTCCTGCTGCAAATGCTACATCTTTTACATTGTAGCCAAATGCTGCTGCTACTGGCGCAACACCCTGAAGTGCTTTGCCCATCATATCCAAACTTGAATTTGAATGAACGGAGGCCTGGGTTAGAACATCTATCATTTGTGCAGAATCAGCCGCCTGAACTCCAAAAGAAGCCATAGTACCTGTAACAATCTTTGAAACATTTCCTAAATCCTCTCCAAAAGCTGCTGCCAGATTCATTACACCCGGCAGCCCCTTTAGCATATCCTCTGCTTTCCATCCCATTTTGTTATCGTAAAGGCTTTTTATCCCTTACTTCTTACAGTTTCCTGTAAGTTCAGCATATATCATCACCCTCGTCTTACGTTAGGTTTGATAGCGGCGTACTATCGCAGATTGTCCTTAATACAATCGTGCCGGAGACTCTTGGGAATATTTTTGCTCTCATAGCGCTCAATTCCTATGCGTTACAAAAACTGCCTGATCCGCAGCTCTCTCGGTATTGGCATGATGGCTTTACACCATGTTAGCTTTTACCGAATTTCCCCGGTTTGCACCATATATTTCTATACAGCCGGCCCAATGTTAAGCCAATGCCAAGCGTTCCATTTCTTCACCAGCATTTTCTGCTGAAAAACCTGTAGTAGTTCCCATTTTTACTGCCAATGAATAAAGGCGCTCCATTTCAGAGGAAGAAGATTTAGTAACTGCTTTTAGAGAACTCATTTGAGACTCAAATTTCGCTCCAACTTTAACAGAATCCTTTAAAAAATCTTTTGTCTTCTCATAAGATGTGTTCAAATATGGGTCCACCTTATCTGTAATCTTATCTGTAACCTTCTTAGTCAGTTCAAGCATCTTTTCATATTCTGCCATAAACATATCACCTCATCTTTCTTTCCCTGCTTTCTTCCCTGGCTGTTTCAGCCACATCTTTGACTAATCTGGCCGCCTGACTTAAAGGAAGGGAGAAGTAGAACTCCGGGCCGGCTTTGGTGTACCGGCCCGCAAAAATAAATGCCTTGTTTACCTTTCGGATATCTTCGGCACAACTTATCCCTCTAGGAAGAAAAAACGGTATATCCGGTTTTTCAGCTTCACTGAATCGCTGGCCCTTAAAACATAGAATAGCTCTAACGGGAGTCCAGTCACCTTTGATGCAATAAGCTGAGCAAATAAAAGGGTTGCTTCCTGCATGATAATACCGCTTCCCCCCATATTGGCATAAAGATCATAAACTGAATTCAAATCACGTCCTGTTAAATCTTCCATGCCGGAAAGATCTAACTGATCTACTTTAATTCCCTGATATTCCACTGGAGTTTTTAATTTAAGTTTCATCCACTCCTGAGCCATGTCCGCCTGAACTGTTTCTGCTGTTTTTTTTTCTTTTTCCATGATCTGCTCCTTAACACATATCTCTGACTTCACGAAGAACATCGTTTCCATTTACTACATAAACACCGTTTAACTTGTCAATCTCAAGAACCGTTTTTCCATCCAGTACAACCTTATAATAGCTCAGCCCAAGGGTAACACTGGATCCCATTTTCGCACCAGACTTCATAGAACCTGGCACAAATTTCTTCACAGTACCGCGCACAGAGATGGAAACCGGTTTATAGCCAATGCTTCCGTCGCCTCCATCCATCCCCTGGATAGCACCATTTAATGTGATGTCTGTGGTCTGAGTAGGATCCATTAAAGAAAATACATCACTGCATAAGGACATAAAAGGAATTTCCATTTCCATATCATCTACCAATCCAATGACTGGGATATTCATGTTTCCACCGAATCCTGCTCCACCAACGCTATCGGTTAAATTTGTGATTTCCGGAAGCTTTACTTCTTCTGCTGTTCCAATTAATTCTTTTCCGCCTCTATAAACGGTATATCTGTTTACTAACTGAAGTTTTAACATATTATTCCTCCCCCATTGTCATTGCACGTTCAAATGTTGTAACATCAAATTCTTCCACTGCCTGAATGTATTCCGTTGGAGTGTATGGTGCAAAATGAATTCTGATTTTCATATGACCTGCAAGAATGTCTGAAATAGTGTTTTCTTCTTTCCGATACTCTGCATATAAACCAGCGCACATACCGGAGGCCATAAGACTGTTCCCCCAGATATTAAAGCTATTGATGATATCATCTACCAGTCGCTTATTCATTCCCTCATCAAGTTTTGAACGATATACAGTGATAAAGTAATTTGCTACAAAATCAAACATTCTTCTACAGCCGATCCAACGATCTTTTGGATCTGTATTCTGAGGATAGCAGCCTGTATTGTTGCCGAAAGCCTTCCAGCCGTTGTCATGGAATACCGTCACAACGCCGCTTCCGTTCAGCTCTCCAGCCTGAGCCTGATCTAAGTAGATTTCTGAACCATCTGACAATACTGCCCCGTCAACATTTAAAAGCTTGTTTGATGGATATACATATGGAACATCTCCATTCAGTACGGTCTGATAGCTCATCATTGCGCCATATACAGAAGAATAATGAAACTGACGCTTGTCCTTCGTTACTCGTGGCCAAAGAACAATGGAATGCTCTTCATCATATCCCATCTCATTTTTCACAGAAAGGCAGTCAACGTACTTTCTTGCCTTCTGGGTATCCAGATCTAACAAACACATGGTTCTGAAAATTCCGCTGATTCCTTCACACTTAGACTGGAGAGCCGCTCCAATATTGGGGTTCTCTGTCCAACCTGGTGCCAGAAGCATGCCAGGAACAATACCAAATTTAGGATAAATCTGTCTTAATACTTCCATTCCAGTTTCTTCCCCTGTTTCCATATGGTAGAAACCAATTAAATCCTCTTCTGTCACCATATCAGGTGCAATCATTTTATAGGAGATCTTTAAATCAGCAGCCTCATAACCCTTGCCGGCCTTAAGGAGAGTAACTACCAGATAGCCTGATTCATTAAAGTCCATAATGAAGTCTTTATTTTCCATAAGAACTGTTACATCTTCTTTTACAGCGCTGATTTTCACGGTATCCTTTAAAATACCAGTTGTATTTAAAATAACCTGATGGCCTGATACCGGATAGCTGGCCTCTTCTACATTTTTAAAATGCTTCTTCGCATCGAGAACGTTAATATATACGACTGGAGAAACCTGAAATACCTTAAAGCTTGCATACATACTTTCACAAAGTGTATAGCTTTTCCAATCTTCGCTATATCCCAATTGCTTTACTGCCTCTTCATAATTAGCCACCTTAATCGGTTTATTTGCAGTTTCGTACGGATTCTCAGCCAGATTTACTGGTGCAGTTCCAAGTACAACCTGTACCCCATAGCGGGTGGAATGGGGATTTGGAAACGATGTTTTATTCTCAATTACTTCAATACCATGTTTATATGACATAATTATTTTTCCTCCTGATTTTTTCAGCCTTTCGGTAAACCATACTGATATTGCTCTCTGGATCCCGAATGGATTTTTTAACTTCAGCCAATGTTTTCACTGGCACAATTAATTCTTGTAAAAATGGATAACTGCTTAATACGCGTCTAAACGTGTCAGGATACCCATTTCGAAACACAGTCCCTTCCTGAACAATGTATTCCAGTGAAGGCCCTACATAAATCAGCGATTCACAATTCATTGATTCTCTCCAATTCCATATCTGGAAGATTCCAGAACATTTCGACGTTTCCTTTATAATAAGGAAATTCATACTCTTTTTGAAAATTCAGATTCATGGACCTATCACAGTAAAAGGCTCCCAACATGGAGTCTTTTTGAAACCGGCCAATAATACGCTGCAAGATTGTAGTAAGTGTATAAAATCCCTTACGGTCATATTCCGAATCGCATATATTGGCTTCGATAAACATGTGAGCCTGATTTCTCCCATCTGCCTCTTTCTTTCTGTACTCTGCCTTGTCCATACGAACGAGGAAATATGGAGTCCATGTTTCTTTCGCTTCCTTGATATCTGACTGATAAGATCTTGACATATTAATATTTTGCGGATACCCCTTAAAAGGTACCGGCTCCCCACTGGTATCTGTTATGTAAATATCCTTTGTTAAATGTTCTATCTCCTGAATTAAAAGACTCTGCAATTCATTAATTGTCATTTCAACCTCCTGACATGCTTATTTACCATTACACCCTAAATTGCCATTACTATGCCTCCTCTCCCCAACTCCTTATCCGTATGTAGTCTTATTGTCTACATCATCAGTAAAAAAAATTTCCTCTTTCTTTTTCAACGACGTAATCTTAAGAAGCTGGCACAAGCTTTTAATCTCTCCGGCCTTAAATTGGCTTTCATTGTTCATCTTCCGATGAAAACCATAGCTGGATAACCCCAGCTCCGCTGCTATCCACCCTTTTTTCAAACCGGATCGTTTGATCTCCTCTTTCAGCCGAACCGTATCCGTCATACCTGCCCTCCCTTGTTGTAGTCATTTCGTCTACATCATTATCATACTCCTATGTTTCACTTTTGTCAACAGACTTTCCGAAATTTGTTGAACTTTTATCTACAATGTGGTATAATATCATTATGGAGGTGATCCTATGGAAATAGGTCAGATCATTAAACGGAGGCGGGAGGAGCTTGGCATTTCCCAGGAGGAACTGGCGTTAAAGGCAGGCTACAAATCCCGCTCTTCCATTAATAAAATCGAGGTTGACGGCCGGGGGCTTCCCCAGTCAAAGATAGAGGCGATTGCAAAAGCATTAAAGACCACCCCCACTTATTTAATGGGCTGGGAGAATGATACTGCTTCTGCGTTCGATTATGTCAATAACTGTTTTGGTGTTGATGCCGGGGAGATGTTACAGAATTTCAACCGCATGAATGAAAAGGGTCAAAAAGAAGCGTTAAAGCGTGTCAGGGAAATGGTACACATACCTGAATACATCAAAGAGCCAAGTAATATAAGAACCATTAGTCCTAAGGACAAGTCTTATCTTTTACCCGTGGCCTCTCATGAAAGAACGGACATTGAAGTGACCGAAGACATGAAGAGACACGATGATGCATTTTTTGATGAATAAAATTAACTCGCTGGGGTGATTTATTTTGAATTATGAAGCATTGATTGAAGAAGCTGAATTAGTTGGAATTACGATTAAAGAAAGGCCGCTTAAGGCCAATGATGGTCGGATCAGGGGGGAGAAAATCCTGATCCGGCAGAATATGCCGGACTGCAAAAAGGCCTGCGTCCTGGCAGAGGAACTTGGACATTATTACACCACCGTAGGAGATATTTCAGATCAGTCTGAAGTTTCCAATCAG